CTGACCCGACCGTTTTGACTACCCAAGCTGTTGATCGAGCAATGCGAGATGAGAATCGTTGGGTTGAATCTCAGATTGCGATTCTACTTGAACGACTTGATGGTATGGATAAAGCTAATGAGTTGCGGCTGCACCGTCTTGATCATTTTCCTTCTTTGGTAGATGAGAAAATTAATGCTGCAGTTGCACTTACTTCTGAAAAGTTTACTAGTATTCATCAACAGTTTGCTGAACGGGATATCCGCGGCGAACGTGAGGCTCGTGATAATAAGGTTGCTGTAGATGCCGCTTTCGCTGCTCAGAAAGAAGCAGCAGCTAAGCAAGATGAGGGTAATCAGAAAGCTATTGATAAGAGCGAAAAGGCTACGACAGAGAGTATCAGTAAACTGGCCGAACTGTTTGCTACTTCGAATCAAGCAATACAAGACAAGATTACTGAAGTGGGCCGTCGTGTGGATCGCATCGAAGCATTAGCAATTGGCACCAATGCGGGAACGACGCAGTCTCGTGAATCTCAACAAGCAGCTCGTACTTTAACGTTTGCGATTCTGACCGTATTACTCGGTATTATCGCTATCGGCGCTTCGATTCTCGCAGCGACCGGAAACTAAGGAGTTAACATGATTGATATCATGCGTTATGCAACTTGGGTACCATTGGCAGCAGGGATTCTTATTCCTCTGGCGGTGGCCTGGCTTACTAAGCTGAATGCAACTCCGTTTATCAAGGGTCTAGTGGCATTTGTCATCATTGGTCTTGTGTCTTTGGGAACTTACCTTGCCAACTTTGATGGTGTAACACATACCTGGAACGGTGCGTTGTATGCCTTTGTTCTTGCCATCTTCTCGGCGGCCTCAACTCGATACGCCGTAACTGGTGGTTGGGCAGACACTAAGGTTGCTGCTGCTACTGCAAACTTTGGTGTTGGGAGTAACTCTACTTCTCAGAAAGCCGCCTAACTTAAATAAGGGGGTGACGTCTATGAAGTTTGATGCAAATGATTTTGGTGACGGCGTTCTAGTTCACTATGGCATTCTCCGTAGGTCTGGGCGTTATCCTTGGGGTTCTGGTGATAACCAAAATACTAGAAACAAGGATTTTCTGGATTATATTAGGGACTTGAGAAGTCAAGGCCTTAGTAATGCAGAGATCGCTAAGGGTTATAGTACTCCTGACCAAAAGATTACGGCTCTTAATATCATTGCGGCCGAGTCAATTGCGGTGAATCAACAAAAAGCAGCAAACATTTCAATGGCTGAACGTTTGAGGGCTAAGTCATATTCTTACACCGCTATTGCCGAAAGAATGAGTACTCCTGAAAAACGGGTTGCCGAATCGACTGTTCGAGGATGGCTTGCTCCTGGTGCAAAGGACAGAGCAGACATTCTATTTAATACAGCTAAAATGCTTAAGAAAGAAGTCGATGATGCCCAAGTTCCAGGCAAATTGGTACCCATTGATGTTGGAAAAGGCGTTGAGACTTTTAAAGCTGGGGTAAGTAAAACTAGATTTGATACTGCTCTTGCTGTTTTGAAAGAAGAAGGTTACGAAGTTCATAATGTTCCACAACCTCGGTTGAATACTGGACGCGAGACTAAATTGAAAGTTTTGTGTCCTCCAGGAACTACTCAATATCAAGCCTTTATGAGTCGAAATAATGTTCAGCAGATTAAAAGCTTTTCTGAAGATGGTGGTAGAAACTTTGCAAGCCTTCTTCCTCCACTAATTCTTGATCCTAAGCGTGTTGGTGTTGTCTTCAAAGAAGATGGTGGCGACAAAGCTGATGGTATGATTTATGTTAGACCTGGAGTTAAAGACGTAGAACTTGGTGGTTCTACTTATGCTCAGGTTCGTGTTGCTGTTGGGGAAGATCATTATCTTAAGGGAATGGCTCTCTATAAGAGCGATCTTCCAGCAGGGGTAGATGTAGAATTTCATACTAATAAATCTAAGACGCCTAATAAGCTTGATGTAATGAAGAAGAATTCTGATGAGCCTGGTTATGGGGCTATTGATGAACACCCTCTTATGAAATCAATCACTCGTCAAATTCAGGAAAATCCTGGTACATCAGAAGCACGTGTTACTTCCACTATGAATTTAGTAAATGAAGAAGGCAACTGGGCAGATTGGTCACGCAGTCTTTCTTCTCAGATGTTGTCTAAGCAACAACCGATTCTTGCTAAGACACAACTCAACAAGACTTATGATAGTCGTCTAGCAGAGTTTAAGGAAATCAATAGTCTTACAAACGATACGGTTCGTAAGAAGTTGCTTGAGATTTTTGCTAATGAAACAGATTCAGCAGCAGTAAATCTTAAAGCAGCTGCTCTACCAAACATGGGGATGCATGTTATCCTCCCTATAGCAAGTATCAAACCAACTGAAATCTATGCTCCAAAATACACTAATGGAACAAAGGTTGTTCTGATTCGTCACCCACATGCTGGCCCATTTGAGATTCCAGAATTGATTGTTAATAATAAACAGCGTGAAGCAAAGCGTCTATTGGGTGATGCTCCAGATGCTGTTGGTATTCATACTTCTGTAGCACAATGGTTATCTGGTGCAGATTTTGATGGCGATACTGTTCTTGTCATCCCTAATGATAGTGGTAAGGTCAAGACTACCCATCCTCTTGATGAGTTGAAGAACTTTGAGCCTCGTGATATCTACCGTGGTTATGACGGTATGAAAACAATGAGTAGTAGGCAAACACAAACAGAGATGGGTACAATTTCGAATCTTATTACAGACATGTCACTACAGAACGCTTCTCACGCAGATCTTGCTAGAGCAGTCAAGCATTCAATGGTAGTCATTGATGCAGAGAAGCATGGTCTTAATTATAAGCAGTCTTATAATGACAATGGAATCCAACAACTTAAGCAGAAGTATCAAAGTGGTGGCGCATCAACCCTCATCTCTAGGGCAGGAGCACTAGATCGTAGTGTACCTGATAGAAAACTACGTCTTCAAGGTCAAGGTGGGCCCATCAATAGAACAACTGGCGCAGTTGAATGGGTCCCAACTAATAAGATGCGTACTAATAAGAAGGGCGAAAGAGTTCCTTCAACAGTTAGGGTTAAGAAGCTAGCACTTACAGATGATGCACGCACACTAATGTCTACTCCTACAGGCACACCTATGGAGCGTCTGTATGCAGATCATTCTAATAAGCTTAAGGCATTGGCTAATCGTGCTCGTCTTGAGACTTTAAAGATTAAGAACCCTAAGGTATTGGCTTCTGCTAAGAAAGTTTATGCCCCCCAAGTTGAATCACTTAAGGCCAAACTCTTCCTTGCTGATAGAAACAGACCCCTCGAGCGACAAGCCCAGGCTATTGCAAAGGTGCACGTCCAGGCTAGGGTACATGCCAATCCAGCAATGGATGAAGATAGTAAGAAGAAGATCACAAGACAAGCGCTTACTCAAGCTAGAATTCAAACAGGCGCTACTAAGCAGGACATCAAGATCACTGATGATGAATGGGAAGCCATTCAAGCAGGTGCAATTAGTAACGCTAAACTAATTGATGTTCTTAACAGTGCTGATCTAGATCTTGTACGTTCACATGCAACACCTAAGGTAGTGCTACTTATGACAGCTGCTAAGACATCAAGAGCTAAGCAGATGCTTAAGTCAGGTGCTACAAGAACAGAGGTTGCACGTGCACTAGGCGTGTCCTTGACTACTCTTGACAATGCAACGAAAGGAGAGTGATGTCTAAGCAAGTAATGTTATCAACTATCGACAATCCACATTCTCCTTTCGATAACTTCCAGGCATGGTATGCATACGACATCTCATCTGGGCACCATACGTCTGAGTACTTAGCAAGGATAGTGACTAACTCATACGATCTATCCGATGCCGTATACGACTACATCATCGAGCAAGCAATAGATGAGATCGTAAAAGAAAATATTTCAGGAATTTATATAAAAGTTATAAAAGAAGTTAATGATTAATATTTTTAAAATAAAATAAATTATTATTTAATATTTTTTAAAATGAAATTATTTTTAAATATTTAATTAGTCAAGAGTGTCAGGACTGAACCCAAAGGGGAGGGGGGGGTCCTCGATTCATACCCCCCCTTTGCAT